ATTCTCGCTGGTCTCTGATAGCGTTATTTTTCTGTAAATCTGCTATCTGCTGATTAGCTGTCTCTAAGGCTTTATTTGCCTTTTCAAGCTCCGTTAGATTGCCAGCCTGTATTTCATCAAGCTGTGTCTGCAACTCATCTGCCTTATCAGCCTTAGCCTTATACTGGCTCACCTTGTTTTTTTCCTTTGCAACTTCTGAATTATTCTGGTTAAGAAGATTTGTAATCTGTTCATCTGTTGCTTCCGGAAAAAGTTTTAATACATCGTCTCTTGTCATAAATTACCTCCGTTAAACACACGCTTTTGTTACCGCAGGTCGCTCCTGCTGTGTTCTTCTGCTATTTACCGCATAGCTGCAAAATGTATAAAATAAAAGCAGCTACCGATTATTCGATAACCGCCTTATTTTGCTGATTATTATTAAGTTGATTAACTATCTCTTGTGCTTTTGCTTCCTGCTCTGCCACATCATCAATAGTCTTGTATATATTGTCGAGATATGGCTTTGACAGTAGAAATGTTTTTTCTGCATCCCCCCATAATCCAACTGTCTTAATTGCAATAAGCGGATGTATGCCGCTTTGAAGCAATACTGTAAGTGTCTGCGCCTTGGTATACATATTGTCCTGTGGGCTGTGATTAATCTGCACATCAAAATCTCTAACTGACAGTTTTAAATCTTCTCCTGCAAGTCTTAAGATATTAAGAACTACTACCGCTAATCGCTTTTCACACGATTTAATAAGAGGGTCTTTCAATTTTGCTCTTGATTTTGAGAAATCCCATCCGTTTCTAAGCTCAACCGCCCCTTGCGTATCTCCGCCTGTATTACCTTGTTTGTTAGGAATAGCCAAAATAGATAGGGCATTGTCTATAAAATCCTCTTTAGCCACTTGACTTTGTGTTTGATTAAGTTCCTGCGTCATAATGTCAACGTCAGACTTATTATCTTTATTCATTGACTTAACAACCAATGCGTGATTTTCTTTCATTTTCTTAAAAGTTTCTTCATCAATTTCGCAATTTACAAACTTAACCCAATATTCAACAAACTGCTGTATACTGTCCATTCTGTTAGACTGCATATTATTGGTTGCGTCAAGCATACCTATAATAAGTTCAATGTCAGAAAGTCTTTCATGGTTGTTAGGAAACTCAACGATAGGAATTTCTCCATATGTGTGTAACTTTGCTTCAACTACCTTGCTGTCAACAATTCTAAAAGACATAGTGTCGGAAAATGCCATTTTATACCAATTTCCATCCTCGTCTTTAAGTTCCTGTACAACAAGTATCTGTTCTTCGGTGCTCTCGTTGTAAACAGCATAAGTATTAAGGGGCGTAGGTGCTACAATTCTAAATGGCACTTCTCCCTTTTTAGGTTGCGCAGCTTTAAATGATGTACCTGTCGCCGATTGCCACTCTCCAGCTTTTATGTCTTTTTCTTGTTTATTGGCATCCGCCATAAAATCGTTAAGCATGTCAACCGCCTTATTGATAGTTTCATCATCTTTGCGGCTAATAAACTGGATTGGCTCGCCATAGCTTTGTCCTACTTTGAATTGAACCCATTCATAGGCGTGATTCTCGACAATTTTATTGATTATATCTTCATTAGACAACTTGGTTCTGTATAAAACAGGCTGGTCGCCTTTGTAGTAGTCCCATAAATATTTAATAATCGGCTTATTCCAATTAAATATGCCAATAGTACTTCCAATAACCCTAACAACATTGTCAGCGGTTATTGTATCTACATTTGTGTATGCAATTTTTCTACCATAACAACCTCTAACAAGGTCTTGAAAATACATTGTGTTCATATCTTACCTCTAATAAAATGTCATACCGCTTGAACTCCTGCTATCCGGTATTTCTTTAATCTGAAAATTATCATCATTGTTAGGTACATACCATATCCACTTACGACAATGTTTGCACGCTAACTTATGTGTTCGTGAGTCTTTGCTGTCTGCCTTAGTTAAGAACTTGTGGCAGTTAGGGCACATAATGCTTTTGTCCTTATTCATATAAAAATTCATATTCTTACCTCATTACACAACAAAAAGCACCGCCACAATTAAGTAACGATGCTTTCTGATAGGAATGTTTACGTTTATGGAATTTGCTTGTTTTGTAATTTCTTACAGATATACTATATCATACCGGTAATATGACATTCTATGACATCTTTTATAAATATTCACTTCCGTATTTATCTTCAAAAGCCTGTAATGCTTTGGCGTGTATTCTGTGCACCTGTCGCCAGCACCAATCTGTTTCATTTGCGATTTTTTCAAATGTAAACTTTCTGACATATCTTAAAAACAATACAGTATAATAATCTTCGTTGTTAATTTGTTCTATCTGCTCTATTATTTTATTTTTAACATCAATATATTTATCTATGAGCTTATCAAGGCTTTCTTCCATTTGCTCTAATCTAACATAACCACAGCCCGTCTTGTCCGGGTCTGATGATGACATAACTCTTTCTTCATTAACAACTGCTGAAATACTGTATGATAATTCTTTGTATTGTGCTATTTCAATTATTTTATTATCAATTATCTTGTTGTAATAGCTTATCTGATTAAGATAGTCCTTAGTTGTCATAATGGATTAATACCTCCTAAATGGATTTATAGCAGCTTCAACTTTAGCTGTTTTGTTGCCTTGTGTCATTCTCAAAGCAAAGTTTGAAAAAACATCTGGAACATCGTCTAATTGTTTTTTACCTGATACCGAATATTGCTTTAATAGTGACATCATCACTCCATAAGGCTCATTAGGTTTGTAGAGTGATGGGTCTTTAAAAATAATGTGTTGCAATATCCAGTTAGAACATTGAAAAATTCTTGCTTCTTTGTTTGTTTCTGTTGGCGTATCAGTAATGTTACATATCCAACCCACGCTTTCAACACGCTTATTAACTTCCATAGCAACTCTATCACCGCCGGCATTACGCTCAAATTCGCACTCTTGCACTTTATTATTTACAAGCACTCCTGCGGCATTTCTGTATTGTTCTTCATAATCCGCTGTATTATCGCATACACAATCAATACAATAATAATCCTCTCCGTGTTTCTGTAATACCGGTAATACAAAATAATCCGTTCCTTTGCCCTTGGTATCGCATTGTGCTGTGATAATTTCCGGTTCTCCATGTGGCAAATTAAGGTATCTGCGAATTTTATCATCTGGAAATAACAATCCCTCACGCTCGATTGGCTCCTGTTTGTATAAGCACCTGTAAGAGATTTCGTCCATTAAAAGTTGTTGGTCTGCAAAAAATTCTTTCGTAAATCCACTATATTCATAGTCAAAATTACTCTCGCCTGTCACTGGGTCAACATCTGGTACAGCAATAGTCTTAACCCTTTTATTTCCTGCGTACATATTCTGTATTCTGCCTATAACATCATGTACGCTCCAGCGTGTAGCAATGTGAATTTCCTTGCAGTTATGTCCGTCTGTATCTTGAATTTTTCTCTGTCTGGCGTCTACGGCGTATTTATCCCACAATTTATCAAGCACCATAGGATTAAGAGCTTCTTCAATGCCGCCTATCATATCGTCTACAAGTAAAAATTTGCTCGCACGAACTTTACCAGCATTTTTACTGCCAACAGATGTACATTGCACACTTGGAAATGGCTTGTACTTGCCGATATTAAATTGTTCCAGCTTTGCATTAGTGCTTGTTACTGTAAGATTAGGGAAAATCTCATTCCACGCATATTCATCAGCATTTGTGACAATATCATACACTCCATCGTAATACATTCGTGTAATGTCGCCAGAATGAGAGTAAAAAAGGCAAAAATCATTAGGAAACCAACCAGCCACTAAAGCGTTAAACATCTTTTCGATTGTTGTTTTTCCCGCTCCAGGTATTAATGATACGCAAAGTATGTCGTATTTATCATCAATCATACCCTGCAAAGCTTCTATTAGCCCCATTTTTAAGAATTGTTTGCGACGTGGCATATAAAATCGCTCTTTAGGTTCTCTTTTCTTTTCAAGATACATAAATGCACTATCAACTATTTTGTTTTGTGCTTCAAGTAGTAGAACATCATAATATCTATCAAGTAAATCAAATGAACTTTTATTTGCAAATACAAACTTTTCTATCTCCCACATAGATAGTCCTACATCACGCATACAAGCCTTTTCTATGAGTTCTTTTGTCCTAGCTGTACATTTTAACATTGCGTCAATTTCACCCCTGTTTTTGGCGAACTGACACACGTTGCAGTAGGCTTCTATAATATTTTCATCTATTCCTGTTGGATTTTCTTCTGTTTTATGATTTTCGATATATTTTTCACAATCAGCTATAAGCTGCTGTAATTCATCATTCAAGAAAAGCACCTCCACTTTTCAGCAAAGGTGCTTATAGACCTCTGCCTATAATTTTTCTAGGTCAGCGGCTACAATCAATCTGTAGCCGGTAATATTACTTAATCAATATCTGCAATGCTTTCTACAAAACAATTGTAGTAGATGTATCTCTTGCCATCGAGGTCAAACTTAACATATCCGCCATCGTTTGTACTAAGGTCAATCTTCCCTTTATATGTCGCAAGTTCTTTGCCGTCTGCCGTGTATACAGTAATCGTTCTCTGCATACCGCCATTTACATCGCTCTTCATATCTGTTACCATTCTGTCCCATGATGCGCATCCGGTCATTCCTAAGCACAATGTTAATCCTAATACAATCGCTATAATTTTCTTCTTCATAAAATCTCCTTTCATTTTATACACAACACTTTTTCAGAAACTTCAATACATTCTTTTCTTGCCTTGTCATTGGTACATTTACCATCTGCATTGTATCGGCAGGAAACCAAATTGCACTTTTTGTTTTCATAAGCATTATTTACATTATCAATCCATTCACGAAAAGGAACATTGTTGATAGTGGCATTGTCTAATGTTTTATCAGCCACTTCTTGTACTATTTCTTGTATTGATATTTTCATTCTTCATATTTCTCCTTGTTTTCTCAATTATTTTAGAGTCTCTAGCAGAAGTCATTTCAATGTGGCTTTGTGGCAGTCTGCCAAACTTTTCCAAAGCATATTTTTCTACCGCTTCTTTTGAAATATCTATACCAAAATTTATCAATGTCTCTTTAGGTGGCGATTGATACTCGGATAAAGGATTGTTAATGTTATTCATTCCTCATAAACCTCTCAAAATCTTTCCTGCACTTAGGGCATAAGTCATACTTGCGGTTATGCAATCTAAAAGTATGGATTTTTTCAACTTCTGCTCCTATATCGCTATCTTCAAAACTTGGCTCTAAACTTGAGTATTGTGCAATCCAAGTAAAATTTATCTTACTTCTTGGCTTTATTTCTATTTTTGAACCGCACCTGTCGCAAGTGTGCCATTCTTTTTGATGTTTCATTTTTCCACCAACTTTCTACCACAGATAGGGCAATAGTTTATTTTATAATCAAAATCTGCAAAACTATCCCCAGTTGTAAAATGAACAAAAACACCATCTTCGTTCTTGTGTACATAATCTTCATATGTAGGATTTTTATAGTCTGATGTATGAATATTTTCGCAAAATTTACACATATTATACCACCTCAAATCTTTGTAAATATATCCAAATCATAGTTATCTCTGATATAGTCCACAACTTCCTGTAACTTTTCTTTCACAAATTCATCATTAGCAATGTCTGGGTGACAATGAAGTGTGCAACTATCTTTCTTTCCCTGTGCCTTATACTTACGATAATCAAATGTCATTGTGAAAAGTGGTATTCTTGTGAGATTCTTTGTCTTATGCCTTATCCAGCGATTAATAATTCTCTCAATCATCATTCTTCCCCCATAAATTATCCGGCAATTCCTCGCCGCCATAAATCTTGTTAGCGTATTTCTTAAATGTTGGTACGCTACAACCTGCTACCTTTGCCGCCTTTACCTGCGAAGTCTGCCCTGATATATATAGGTTTATTGCTTCATAGAACTTATCTTTGTTCAATGGGTGTACGCCTGCTGCCATAATAATCACTCCTTACTTTAGTTTTCAACTCGATATTTGTGCCTTATCATTTCTTTGTGCATTTTACTTCTCATATTTTCGCAGCCAATATTTTTTAGTTCTGCTTTGAAAGTATTAAAATCTCTATCATTTTTGATAAATATACTGACATATTTATCAATCTGCGGTCTTGTCATAACTACGCCATTTTCAGTAAACACCTTTTTGATGTAGTTTGTATAATAACAATATCCTTTGACTTTTTCGTGATATAATCCCCAAAAATAATCGGCGTTTTCTTTCGTTTCAAACTTTGCCCTAATCTCATTGTTAGAAATATGATTGTAACAATGTCGGCATAATGTAATTAAATTACTTTCTCTATCGTCACCACACATTGAAGTTGTTCTTATGTGTGCCATAACTAATGCTCTGTGTTCTCTGCTACTCTTTTCGCAATATCTGCAAGTATAATTATCTCTTTCAAAAATCTTGGTCTGTAAATCTTTATATGAACTCATAATGAATACCTCCTACCATTCTTTACTCTCACACCAACTACTCTTGCAAGCGTGGTTCATAATGTTAATTAAAACTTTTTCAGAAGAAAAATGAACCAAACTATAATCGCATTTTGCTGAAAACTTTGTATTGAAATATTCATTAACTAACATCTTGTAGTCTGTATTATCGTCCATATCACTTATAGCTGCATAATAGGTATCTGTATATCCGTCACGCTCTATGTCAGTTTCTTTTGTTAGGTTATCCACCACTCTTGACAAAACCTTATCTGTTAATGGGTAGTGATATTCTCCAGTACATTCTCCGTGTTTTTCTAAAAAGTATTTAAAGAACGCTTCTGTATTTTCTTTAAGCGTTTCATCATTAGTCCAATCATAAGCTATCCTACCAGCTCTACTTATCATTCTTTCTTCGGCAACTTCCCAATCGCTTTGAGTGTATTCGCTTATCGGCTTAAACTCTTTCGCTTTTTTATCTTTAGGTAAAAAAGAATTACATTGTTCTCTGTTAAGAGAATTACTTTTAGTATTTAATTCATTAGTATTTTGTTTTTTAATATTTAATTCTTCAGTACTTAATTCATTAGTATTTAATTGTCCGTGGTATTCTACCTGTTGATGTTCAACCCCTAGGTTTTCTGGGTCTTGTTTTTCTTTGTTCTGCTTATGTGGTTCTTCATAAACCTCGTAATTGTATTTTATTCTTCCACCATTGGTTTTTGTTGGCTTTTCTTTAATTACAATAACATAACTATTATCTCTTAACTCATTTAAAGCTGATTTAACCGCTGTTTCATTCTCTTTGCATATTGCGACTAACCCAGCTATTGAATAATCCCAATTATCGGGTAATGAAAGCATTACAGATAGCAATCCTTTTGCCTTTAAACTTAAATTCTTATCTCTCAAATGAGTATTACTCATAACTGTAAAATTCTTGCTTTTATGTACTCTAATTACTGACATATTCTTACCTCCTACGATAGATAATCCTACGATTTATATAAAAACAGTTGTCAGGAGTTCGTAGGTTACTCTTTTCGTGTTGCAATCACTAGGCAACTGATTTTACCAAATTAAATTAAAATACCTTTTTCTTCCATTCTTCTTTATTTTTAGTCCCATTACTCGTTTCTTTCACAAAAGCAAACAATTTATCAAAATCTTCCGCACTTATATAAGCACTTCCGTTAAAAATATGAGTTTTTAGCCTAAGTTTCGCTATAAGTTTTCTTACATCATACACATTAAAATCACGAATGTTTGTTTGATTTTTGATTATCGTTCTTATTCTGGCGTATGAGTAATCACTGTTTCCTACTTTCTTGTTATATTTTGGGTTATATTTTTTGATAAATTCTGTTTCTTTGTCATCTAATTCACTTTCTTTGCAATTAATAATAGCTATTTTAGTGAATGTTTTATCTTTATGTGAATATGGTCTTGCTAGTCCTATTTTAGATTGTCCGACATAAACAACCTCATCTCCGTCTATAAGAAAATAGATTATAGGACTTTGAACATTAGGAAGTATTCTTGAATTTTCATTTTCTGCAAAATTCATAATATTATTACCTGCCTTTCTGATAATCGCCTTATTAACAAAACAACAAACAGGCACTAAGGCTTGTGCTTTTCGGTAGCTAACCTAGTTTGTTGTAATCGGATAGACAGGACTTGAACCTGTGACTACTTGAATAAATCAAGCGTTACTCCCATCTGAACTACTATCCGTTATCGCAGATAAAAGCAACAATTTATATCTGCGACACAAGCGATTTTTGTTGTTGCCTTTGTTTCACTTGAATGGACTTTCTACCATTTCCGATAGCGCTTTGTATTGTATTTTGCTACCGAAAGCTATTGATGTGGTGTGGATTTGAACCACACATGAGATTCCGTCAGTTAGTCTGCACCTACTAATAGGGATAAATGGATTTTTATTTTCTAACGGATTTATAGGTGTAATTGCTTACAGCTATTTACCAGACCTGTTCTAGCAATCCTTGTCGCACACCCTTCTCTTAACCATTAATTAGCGTTTACCATTCCGCCACGCATCAAACTTACTCACGCTTCTTAACCCAGGATAAGTTCGCAACCAGCTTTATGCACGCAAACTTAAGAAGCGTTTTCAGAGCACTGATAGCAGGATTTGAACCTGCACAACATTTCTGTTGGATAGCTTAGCAAGCTACTGCGATACCATTACGCCATATCAGCTTAAAATAAAAAAAGACTAGCACCGAGAGATTAAACAAATTCACATTATAAATTACTTTGGAGGTCATTTATATGCTAAAAATATTGTTTTGGGGATAAGTGCTAGTCTTAAATGGCAGTATAGGGTACGAGCCTATAACAGGTCGTCGCAAAGCTGGATGTATTTCGCCGTGCAGTTTGGCTGTTCAAAGAAAGTGGCTTCGCTCGCTGTCTATCCCTTTAAGATAACTGCCTAATTATGAGATAATTATTACGTGTTGTATTACACGTAAAACCTCACGGACTTTCTGACAGTCCTTAACAGCTCTTGCTATGAGGTGTTAAGGAGAACTTAATGTCATGGTAATTTCACCAAACCAGTAAGTTCAAAGGTGCAAGTAACGATTAAGTACTTGCGAACTACCCCTATCAGAATCGAACTGATGTTACCAGAATCAAAATCTAGTGCCTTGACCGCTTGGCTAAGGGGCATTAAGCTACTCTTTATCTTCAAAGAGTGCTGCAATATCATTTGTGCTATCAATCTGTTCTACGAAGTTATCTACGCCGTTAGGATGCGTGTCTGGATTACCATTGCAATTTTTACAAGGCATTTCAAACCACATTTTAAATTTATACAAGCAATTACAGCAATCTTCCTCTGGCTTAAGCATCAGACGTCACCTGCCTGTCTGTGATTAGCTCTGTAAGTGTCAAAACCATCTGGATAACGTGCTATAAGTTTATCTATGTTTGTCTGCATTACATCATCAAGATTAAAACCGCAAGCCTCGCAAATCATAGCAACGTACCAAAGGCAATCCCCAAGCTCTTTCTTAAGATATTCTAAATCTATTCCTTTTTCGTGGAATATGCCCTTTTTAACAAGGTCTGACACTTCACCAGCTTCACCTGTTAAACCTAAAACACCGTTAAGAAGTCCTGCTATGTCACTTATGTTGCCACAATTAACCTTGTTTTTAAGCATAGGACTAAGCGGAAGTGTGCCAGTTAATTCAGCACGCAATCTGTAATAAGCATTTTTATCGTTAGTACGCATAGCCAATTTTTGGTATTCATTGCCCTGCATTTATAGCTCCTAACTCTTTTTATTTTTTAAAATTTTTTGGAATTTATTCAGCCGAACGACTGATTATCTGATGTGTTTATTGAATATCTTGTGATTGATTAATATGTGTCTATTATACACCTAGTTACCTTAAATGTATAGATGTTAATTGAATTATTTTTAATTAAATATATAAGTGATTTATTAGTATCAGTTATATGTATAGGATTTATAGCTAATTATTTTATAATGCTATGTATTATAATTATATATATTATATGTGTATTATGTGGGTAATAATATATATATATATATAAATATATAAAGGCTTTTTGTTATTTTGGATAATTGAGCGACTTAGTTGGGGCACGCTTCGGAGGCAAATAAACCCCCACCGCCCTTGCTTATGTAATTGTGCCTGTTTTGTGGCTTATTCTTAAACAATTAACACAATTTACACCATATGAACACTATAACGCCGATAAACCTTAATTTATCAGCGTTATATAAATCTGTATTACTCACAAACCCAGTATTTAAGCGGTTTCTACGTTGTTTAAATTGTGTCTAAATTGTTTACGGCGTTTATCTGCTGTTGGTCTGTTAATTGTGTATTGTTTTGGCTCAATTGCTGGCGTATTTCTGCGGCTGTTAGAGCTGTCTTTGTGGTATTTTCTCTGCTAACACCGGGCAAGTTCCAAGCAAAATGACGATTGAGAATTGCCAATATTCCAACAGGGTTTTTATTGCCTGTTGCAAGCTTATTTGATAGACTTTCTTCACGAAAAAGCCGCAATTTTTCCACAATCTCGAAGCTTTTTGCACTTAGTTTTCTCTCTCCTGCTCCCCAGTCCATCAACGTATCGTAATTAATACCTGTTAATAAACTAAAGCCCATTATGCTACACTCTTTATCATATACAGAACATAAATAATAATATATATATAATATATACTCTAATTTATCTATATCATACATATAAAAATTACTATCCATAATACAATTAGTATTATTTCTACTAATATTCTTATTTAATTTTAATATACTTTTATCACTAAAGACATATTTATTTATATACATTAGTGCAGCATTCCATCGGCTTTGTGGTTCTTTGGTCATATCTTCGATATTGTGCTCTTCGCAGAATTGCGATAGATACAACTCGATGTCATTTTGAAATACTTCGGGTGTGTCTGGTGTTTCCTGTACTTTCTCCATGTTGTCCCCTTTCTGCCGGATCTGCTCCAGCTAATTATATTTACAAATAAAAACGCCCAATAACTATTATATAATTATCGGGTGTAAATCTTATATATTTAATTATTAGCAATATAATAACACAATGAATATAATTAATCAATAGGCATTAAAAAAGCGGCGTACAATGATATACGCCGCCTAAATAAAAATATATTAATTAGTTATTCAATAATTCCTCTTTTAATTCATCGGAATATAAATATTCATTCATTCGCTGGAGTTGTTCCAGGCTTTCAACTTCCACGGTTTCAAAACTATATGGACACGCCATGCCCTCATATGACTTTATTAAATAATCTTGTAAATCATCTGCATCTTGGAGCTTTTCCCACTCCTCCCAGTTGACAGCCGGGGCATCTTCCTCTGGTTTAAAAAGTTCTTTCAATTCCTTAAAAGTGTGTAAAACGCTTTCACTTTGCGCGTTTCTTTCGTTCTTGTCAGTAATTGTATATGCTTTCATATTGTTCGCCTTTTTAACCTTTCTTAATTGTTTTCTTTTTCACACTTAAAGCTGAACAAAATATTCTCTGCCAGCTCTTCGCTTATTTCCTCTTCTGCAAGAGGCTTTCTATTGTCTGCTCCGATTACATCGTCAAGACTTGCATCAATGTCTGCAAGTGCCTTTTCTCTGTTAAAACCTAATTCAATAGCCTTGTTTAATAATTCTAATGTTTTCATATTTTCCACCTTCCAGCCTTTGCGGCTGTCCTTTCTTAATTTGTGTAATTATAATAACATAAGCAATACATAAATGCAATACATAATTGCATATTTTTTAAATTAAAATGGACATTCACCAGAGCTGCCGTTGTTATTCTCTGGAGCTTCTAAGCGTTCCAGCTCTGCAAGCACTAATTCATTTACAAAGCCGTTAATTGTTAAGCCTTGCGCCTGTATGCGTTCTTTTGTGCCCTTTGGAAGTCTGCAAGTAATACAATCCCAGTTATTTTTTGCGGCTTCGTTCTGCTTTCTTGCTCTTTCTCTTGCTTTCTCTGCTATTTCCTTATCAGTTTTAATCATATATAAACACCTCTTTATAATATTGTAATTGTTAATTGCAATATTAAGATACAATAAATAATTGCCATATGTCAAGAGTTAATTATTTCTATTAATGTATCAATTTAAAATTGCAATAAATTATTTTGTTTTTATTGCAATTAACTATTGCAATTATAAAAGCAATATGTTATTATAATCTTGCAAATAAAAAAGGCGGTTGCCACTCACCAAAGTTTACAACCGCCACCAATCAAAAAAAGAAAGGTAAGCCGATTATATCATAGTCGG